ATATTACCGCAACGCAAAAATTCCAAAATGCATTGGGGGGACTATCTGAAGCGATTGGCACAGAGCTGGCGCCGGCTATCACTGAACTGTTAAAAGTTGGAACTGAAGTCTTAAAATTATTTGGCAAGCTGCCTGGCCCAATCAAAACATTAATAGCAGCAGCAGTTGGCCTTACTGCTGCATTTGTTGCATTGGCGCCAGCAATTAGTGCAGTTATCAGCCTGCTAGGTGGATTATCTATTGCAACTATTGCAGCGGCTGGCCCATGGGTTGCATTAGCAGCAGGTATTGGCGTTGCTATATCTGCATTGGCTAGCTACAGAAGTGAAGCGGAGAAAGTAGGCGGCGCAGCTAGAGGTGGTGGTGCAACTCAAGTTGCTGCTGCTACCAAATTATTAGCGCAAAAGGACAAGCAGATTGCTGGATTACAAGGCCAGCGTGAGACAGCAACTGGCCGGCAACGCGGCAGCATTGATCGCAACCTAGCTGTGCTGCGCCGCGAGCGTGCTCAACTGCAGTCTGATGTGAAGGCTGGCACTGCCGCTGCACCAGCACCAATAGGCAATGCCATGGGTACGCCTGTAGGCGCCACGGTAGGCGGCGGCGGCGGTCGCGCAGCAGGCGGTGGTGCTAGCAGGGCGGCAGAGCAAGCAGCGCAAGCGGAGCAGCAGATTCAAGATCGGCTGCGTGGGTTGACGCGTGAAATTGAACTTACCAGCCAAATTGGAACAATTAAAGAGCTGCAGTTTCAAGCGGAGATGAATGGCAATAAAGAGTTGCAAGCCAAGTTGCAAGGCGAAGAGCGCATCATCCAGATCATGCAAGCTACTGCGCAATCATTAGATGGCATCACTGATCAACGATTGCAACAAAAGATTCTTGCTAAAGCAGAAGGTGAAATCCTAGTTGCAAGACAAGATACAGCGCTTGAAATGCAACGCATTGAAGCGGAACGCACTAAATCATTTGATGAAATTATTGCTGGCCTTGACCTAGAGCTAGCACTTAAATCTGCTACTACCGAACAGGCGCGTGAGCAATTGCGGCTTGAATCCGAGATTGCTAAATTACGCGGCCAAGGTTTTACGCCTGAGCAGATTGACGCTATCACTGCCAAGAAGACTGAGCTGGCTGCACCTAAGACAGAACAGCAAAACATCACCGAGAAGATCGCCACTCTTAAAGATGAAATTGCTAATCTCACCAGCATCAGCAACATTGCCATTACATCTGCAGAAGGCATCGGCAATGCCTTTGCGCAATCATTTCAAGGTTTAATATCTGGCGCCATGACCGCTAAAGAAGCACTGGGCAGCTTCTTCAAGTCAGTCGCGGATATGTTCCTTGAAATGGCTGCGCAGATCATCGCAAAGCAAATCACCATGATTATCCTGCAGACGATCCTTAAGGCATTAGGTGGCGGTGCGTTTAGTGGACTTAGCAATGAGGCTGCAACTGATTTTAGTTTTAACCCAAGTGCAATGACTGGCGGTATGCCGTGGTCATTTCCAACTCCTAGGGCTAATGGCGGCCCCGTAACCGGCCAGCAACCGTACATGGTGGGCGAACGTGGTCCTGAGTTGTTTGTCCCCGGCGCTAGCGGCGGCATAGTTAGCAATGGCGACCTACGCAACGCAATGAATGGCGGCAGCAGTGGTGGCGGTGCTCCAGTGCTTAACATGAGCTTCCAGTCCACCAGCATCAACGGCGTAGAGTATGTCAGCCGCGAGCAGTTGGAGCAGGCAATGGCTGAAACCCGTCGTGCATCAACACGCGATGGCGCTAAACGCGGGATGACAATGACCCTTGATCGCATCCAAAACAGTAGCTCTACACGGCGGAAGGTGGGCATCTAATGGCTAGCTTCCCTGCGCTAAAACCATCGGCTCGTAGCTTCCAGCTAGGCCAATACCCAGTCAAAACATACCGGGCAATGTCTGGTGCAGTGGTGCGCCGCAGCTTCGGCAACAAGGCATTTGGCTACACACTGGATCTGCAATACGAGAACGTAGCAGAGGAAGTTGTCAATACCATCATCGACCACTACAACGGCCAGCAAGGTGGCACTTTAGGGTTTACACTTAGCACTGCTGTATTTGCGGGTTACACCGTGACCCTGCAAGGCAAAGTGCGTAATCCTTCTGGCATCGAATGGCTATACGCCGAACCGCCCAATGTCAGCAGCGTTATTGCTGGTATCAGCACAGTAACGGTAAAGTTAATAGGTGAAATGAAATGACTGAAATTCGCCTGGCGCAATACTTTGATCTGCGTACATCTACGGGTACGCGCCATCGCTACCAAAACTTCTTTGTCGGTGAGCGCCGCATGCTTGATGGTAAGCGATTTGAGTTTGCGCCATTTCGCGCCGAAGGTAGCACTGCCAACCTCAACGGCGACAACGGCATGGTGCGCGTCTTGTTCCCTAATGTGGAGTTCGCGATTCGCCTTGTTGAGGGTGGCGACGGCAACCGCCTTAGCGAGCTGACCATGACCACGCAATGGCTAAACGCTGCATTGGCGCCCTCACGCACCTATGAGGAGCGGTACGTCGGCATTGGCGCTAGCTATTCCGATACTACAATTGAGCTGCGCTACCGCACCGCCATGGATTCCGTGGGGGCACAGTTTCCGGCTCGTACACTTACTCGCAGCCTTGTTGGATCATTGCCACTCAATGCAGAACTCGTCCTTCAATGATTTGATTGGTTTGCCGTATCAATGGGGTGCTGCTCCATGGTCAGGCAAAACCGACTGCTTTCAGCTTGCATGTGAGGTGCATAAGCGGCTGGGGTTTGCCGACTACACCGATCAATTTGAGTGGGTGTATGAGCTGTTTGATGAGAGCACATTTTTGAAGTCGCTGCTAGTGCGGTGGATGATCGAGAACGGCACCCGGTTACAGCAGCCCACGATTGGTGCAGTGGCAATGCTACCGGCTGCAATTGGTTCTGCATTGGGTACAATTGTGGAAGACGGTGCATTGTTTCTGTCGCCTAATGGCACTGTTGTAAGAGCGCCATTACCTAGTGGCGTAGGCCATTATTTTTGGATGAATCGATGACCCGCAAGCTGCTGCCTTATGAATACGATCTCATTGATGCACTAGGCGTCAGCAAGGAAGAATACCTCGACTTTGTAGCGCAGCAGCATGTCTACGAAGATACCAAAGAAGGCACCGCGCTAGACATTCGCGCAGAGCCTGTTTCAATCATTCTTGCCGTTGTAGGTATTTTATTCCAAGTGGTATCAATTCTGTTGATGCCTAAACCTAAGCAACCAAAAGGCACTGATCAAACGCGAGATGCAGTATTAGCGCCACGCATTGGCTTCAATGGTGCCCAAGACCTTGCGGCGTATGGCGATACCGTACCGCTGGTTTACACCAATACCGCGCAAAACAAGAACGGCGGCGTACGCGTTTCAAGTCTACTGTTGTGGTCAGCCATTCTTAGCTTTGGCAATCACCAATTCATGCGGCTGATGATGACAATCGGCGCCGCAAGTATCGCCCAAATTGATCCAGATCGCACTGCGTTAGGGCAGTTCCCAGCAAAAGACGTGGTAACCAGCAATGTTTGGCAATACTATAATCCAAATGGCGCCACACGTTACAATAATGAAGTTAAAGGCGATGTACGTGATCCCACAACTACTTTTAGCAAAGACACCACGGCTAAGTTTGACCTAGACGGCGCAGTTGAAGGATTTAGCCAAGCATTTTCACCTACCACTGGAAACGCTGTTGGTGTTACTGGCTTTATACCGGTAAACGCCGATGTGCTTATTCTCGATAACGCGGGAAGGACTGAACGCAAGCGTGTTGACATTCAATTTAAACCACAAGAAAATGCTGTCTATTGGCCTGACAGTGACAAACGCCCCTTGGTACCCGAAGGTTTTAAGTGGAATCTTCACATAGCCAACACTTCTGAGTTACTGCTAACTAGCGACACATCGGGCCTTGCAGTACAAGATGCTTTACGTGCTGCTGCCTCGCAAATTGACAACGCCGCTATATTTAAGATCGGCACTGCTTTATTTCGTGTTGCTATTGTTAATTACGGCAAAGAAGGCAATAGCATTGAAGAAGCCAATTTATACGCCAGGCTTGACTGCATTCGCGCCGGCAAGATGCCACGCGCAAACTACAACCTGCATCACTGGCAGGAAGTGAGTGCGCAAATTGATCCACTACGCCGAGAAATTGACAAAAAAAATAATCAAATTACATCTCTTGAGCAATCACGTGATAACATTCAAGTTATTTTGACCCGTGGCTCTACGGTGCTTTACCTTCGTGAAATCTATCAAGTAAAATTAAATAGAATCAACAATGAACTCGCCACGGCACAAGCTGAAAGCAGTGCGCTGCAAAATCAACTCAACAATTTACAAGCTCAAAACAGCCCACGAGCATTTCACGTAAAGGGCTTGGCTCGCATTGAAGAGGCCGCCTACGCCAGCGTTACCAAATGCAATGTCTTGGACATAGCCTTGCGATTCCAAGCGTATAGACGCATCAGCGGGCGTTCCAGTGTATATGGCACTAAACAGATTAGCTACGGACACAACGCATCAGATAATGGCGTCAAACCACGCACTGCAATGTTTACAGTGTGGCACAATATAGGCAAGAAAACTAATCCTGACGGTACTCCCAAGTACACAAGACTGCCGTATATCTTTTGCTGCCGTGGTTTTAATGAGCAGGAGGTCTTTACTTATCTAAAATTAGTCACACGCAATGCTGGCCCACAATTTATTGAAATCAAGCTGGAGCCGGTAGTCGATAGCTTTACGGAAATTAAAACTTTTACAACACGTGGTTTTTGTTACTTGAATCCCAACGGGCCACTTATTACGCTAGGCTCTGGCTCGACAGGCAGTGCAGATTTGGAAGTGTATTTTAACGGTTCTAGATATAGCGGCAACAACAGGGGCGATTACCCTAAATTCAACAAGTCACCAGCTAATACCTCCGAGACCGACCTGTTTAATTACGACGCCTTTTCCAACACTTCTTTTTCGTTTGATTCATCGACTGAAATCAAAATTACTGCTGTAACTGAGCAGCTTATTGCGGACTGGGACACCTACGGCCCCAACCTATACAAAGACTTGTCCACCCTAGCACTACACGTCGTCTCAGGATCGGGGACTAAAGACCTGCGCAGCATTAGCGCATACGTCACCGAGGGCAAGATAGTGCGGCTACTGCCCACTACGCAAGATTACTTTGGCAACGAGCGCACAGAAGACGTAGATTACGAAAAAATTAGGGAGTTTGCAAACAGCTCTGCTAGCAACTCCACATCATTTGCGCCAGACATCTTTCTTGACACCGTACTGGACAGTGCCAATGGCATTGGCCGCTACGCCAGCCTGCATTCGGTTGATGTAAAACAAC